AGTATTGCCATGAAGACGAACAATAGACTCATTAGTTTCAGGATCAAAAGTAACAGAAGTGTTTGCAGATTGCCAGTTCAGATTGTTAGAAATGGCATTGTTCATTTGTTGTTCGATCTTACGCATGATGTTGTTGGTTGTTGAGTCTTATACTACAGGGACACTTTGAGCGTCCCCCCTTTGAATCACAAACCGTTGATGAACTCAGCAAGTGCATCATCGTACTCCTTTTGAGTATTATAGATGCGTCCTTGAATGTTACGCGGATAGGTTACATTCTGTCGTCCAGCATCAGCAACCATACGACAGTCAGATTCATCATAACCCATCTCAATCAGAGTTTCAACATAAGGATTGTAGTGTGTCATTTGATTCATCAACCTCCAAACATTTCATCGAACAGATCACCCATCTCTTGCATTTCGTTGTGACGATCGAGTTGGTTTCGCATCTCAATCAATGCTCTTTGAGTATTACGAAGTTTCTCAATCTCCACATTGATGTAATGCAAACGATTGTTAATTTGGCAGCGATCCATACCATCAACCGTAGGAATAGGGTATTCTGTACCGTTGATGATTCTGGGTTGTTCGATGACAGTCATCTGAGTTTGAGTTGCGTTCATACTATTGGGACACTTTAGGCGTCCCCCTTTTGTACTTCTTCCATAATGGTATTCAAATACTCTTCATCATACAGATCTAGAATCTCATCGACAATCTCATCTTCACTGCAATTTGAATAAGAATCCATCAGCAGATCATGTGCTAAGTTCATGAGAGTGTCCATGTCCATATCATCAATGATACGCGCACAATAGTCGAACTTAAGTTTTGCGAGTTGTGAATTGGTTAGAGTCATTTGTTCAGGAAATTAGTGAGAAGAAACGTGAGAGACAGTATAACGCTTGTGAGGAACTTGATAGTATTTCAGTTCTTCCGCAATACGTTGAACCAAGTTCTCCATTTGGCGGTGAAGTCCACGATTAGACTTAGTAGCACTCAGTTTGCGGTGCTCAGTGATAGTAACCACATCCCCATTGGGTTCGATACGGTCAACTTCGATCCGATAAGTGTTGTTCATACTATTGAGACACTTTGCGCGTCCCCCCTTTCATTTAAGAACGTGACGATACTCAATGGAATTAACACACCAACCAGTTGCACAGGTGATCTCTTCAACTAGATCATCTCCATCATCTGCCTCCCAAATTGTTGTCATCGTTTGATTGATTACACCCTGTTTTTCCTCTTCATCATAAGGTCCGTATTCATCATCGAAATCAAACTCAATGTCAGTAACTTGGAATTGCATTTTATGTGAATGAATGTGTTGTTTGATTAGGGACATTGTATTGCATTAACATGCCATCCCAAGACCACCTTGAAACTGAGGAATCTCGTTGAAACCAGTTACATTGTAACCGTAACCTTCAACCCGAGAATCTACCTCACGTTGGAAATCTTTCTTGGTGATGAGAGACTTAGATTGAGTCGAACCCATGAAAGTAAGAATCTTAATCATGCGAGACTCGCTAACACTTCCATCATTGAACTTCACAGGGTAAAAGTCAACAACCATGTTACCATCTTTGGAAGTCAGTTGCATTGAAGAGAATTGCGATTGAACCTTACACTACAGGGACACTTTAAGCGTCCCCCCTTTGCATTACCTACGAACTTCACTGATTGCTGCCTCACCTTTGTGAAATACAGTGTCAACAACTGCCTGAACTTTACGCGAAGTGCTGATGCCTACACTATCATAGACGGGAACACAAACGAGACCAAATTGCTTGGATTTGTCACCCAATCGAATCACACGACCGATAGATTGAGAAATGCCAATGTAGTCCATGTTTCGCATAAACAACACTGCCTCAAGTCCAGAGACATTGATACCCTCAGAAAGAATGGAGTGATGTAGAACAACGAACTTCTTGCTGCTATCCTTACCCCATGTATTGAGAGTATCAAAGAACTGCTCACGATTGACTTTCTGACCATCAATAATTGCACCGGTCTTGGATGTAATCATCATCCAAGAATAACCGCGCTGCATGAGTTGAACACAGAAATCAGATTGTGATACCAACCCAACAATTTGTTTAGTGCTACGGGCACAGATGAGAACTTTCTTGACATCTTGCTCATCAATCGTTTCAATGAGGTTATCACTGTCACGAGAGAAAACAACTTGCTTACCCTTCACCATCGGCAGTTGCTTGACAACAACTCGCGGAGGAAGAATATAACCACCATCAACAAGTTCAGGTGCAGGAACATTACAAATCACCTGACCATAAACCTCAGATAGATTCATACCCGGTTTCGATACAGTAAGAGAATGTTTCGGAGTTGCAGTAAAGAAATAAGCACGATCAGCAGCACCACTGAAATACTCAGTAGCAGCAAAGAAGTTACGTTGAACACTATTGTGTGCCTCATCAAAATATATCGTATTCACCTCAATATCTGCTTGACGAACACGATCAAGAGAATTGTAGGTGGTGAAGATGATACAATTCTCACCAACACTGCGAGCAGCATTAACGAAAAGATGAATCTCTTCAGGGTTGGTAGTAGAGAAATGATGCGTCTCTCCACTATGCACATGAATCACATGTGTGTGGTCAGTATCAATAACCTCCAGAAACTCACTACACAGTTGCTCTGCAAGAAGGATACGGGGTGCTACAACAACTGTAGTGTAACCAGTATCAATTACCTCAAGAGTTTGCTTGAGAAATATACTCATAGTAAGAGTTTTGCCTGCACCAGTGGGCATGATAAGTTGCCCCTTGATGTAAGCAATCATGGCATCAATACCACGTTGTTGATGAGGTCGGAGAATAACGTCTTGCATCTGTGTCATTATCTAATATGGGAACATTTTACACGTCCCCCCTTTCTATCCCCATGCTTCCATATATTCATCAAGAGTAAATCCTTCACCAGTCATTGTTTCTTCCACTAACTCATTATAATCCATTTCTTTAATCATTTCAAGGTATTCTTCAGGAGTTGTGTCTTTATCCGGATCAAAGTCATCGTGACAAAGAAACACATATTCATTGTAAAGTGCTTCGATCAGTTGTTCTTTAGTAATCACGTTCGTCAAGATGTTTGAACCAAGGAGAAAAAAGTGCCAGCATTGCCCACGCAACACTAGCACTTATGATGATAAAGTATATCATCGCAGATACAGATAACCACCCGCCCAATCAGCATGTTGCAGCAACCATTCACGCTGTTCGATCAATCGTAGATCATAACGAACACCTTTAGCAGGAGACTTCCAACTGGCAGACTTATAAACTTCACCAGTTTTCTTGTCAACGAAAGCATGAACACTGCGCCCACCACCACTATCAACCATGATCAGTTTGTGATACTTACGACCCGTTTCTGGGTAGAACTCATAACCATCAGGACCATTCTGGCGAAGTGCTTCACACAAAGCATAAGTGTGACCAAGTACAGCAAGAGCGATGTTATTTCTTGCTTCTTGTTGTGCAGAATACTCTGCAAAAGTGGTTGTAGTCATAATCAAAGACCAAGATCGACAGGAACAGTAATCCAAATAGCACGATCAGTTCCTACAGTGAACTGATTGTCCCAGATGAAATGACATGCCTCTTGATTGGACATGTTGTGATTATCCATCAGGAAGTTGACTGCTTCCTTAAAGAATTGGAATCGGTGAGTGTTCTTCATACTATTAGGACACTTTAAGCGTCCCCCCTTACCAACTCTTAGCAAGAGTGAAGTTGGCACGGGAGAACTCTTCACGATCAACTACCTTGAAGGAACCAAACTCATTGTGAATGACATAACCTTCATGCAGTGTGGGTTCGTTACCAATCAAGCAACCAATCTCATCCTCTTCTTGAATGAATTGAAAGAGATCTTCCTTGATGGATACGATCAACTTCCAAAGTCGCAGCAAGTTGATGTCACAATCACATTTTTCTGCAATTTCATTCTCATCAATGACATTACCCTCACGGATGTAGGCATTGAGTTCTTTCTTGATTTGTGTTGCTTTGCGTGCAGAGACAAAATTACACAGAGTTGCCATCTGCTTGGCAAAGTTACACATATCCTGCAAATCCTCACGATGAGGATAGAGGGTCACCTCAGGTTGCACAAACAAGCAACTCTTAGTGGTCTTGAGTTTGCGAGTCAAAGGAAACGCATACGCATCGCGGAGATCATCCAGTGCATTGTAAATCGTGTGAGGTGCAACAATAATATCCTGAGTGATTATCTCAGGGAAGAGGTAAGTGATCGTGTTGGGGCGATAAGTATCACTACCGCCAAACCCAATAAAATCACCTTGAATGATAGCATTTGTGCGAGGAAGGCAATCAAAGCAAGCATGAAGAATACGCGCAACTTTACCTTCATGGTTCGAATCAATTTCTTCATGGGAGTGATTGATTTTGATCTTTACTTTATTGAATACAGATTTGGTGCCAACGAAGAACTTACCGTTTGCAGGATTACAACCCCAAACAATAGCAGGAGCACCATCAATCTTAGTGGAAATGATGCTATCTTGTTCAGCAAACCAATCAAGAACTGAGAGGTCTCCAGTGAGAATAGAATCCTCAGGATGTTCGATGTGAGTGTTCTTCATATTACTAGAACACTTTACACGTCCCCCCTTCGTATTATACAGGAAGTTTAGCGACTGACTTACCCTTTTTATGTTTTTGAATAAAGTTCCGAGCAGATTGTTCATTTCGACATACTTTTAGTTGTTGACCGTTGTGTATAACCATGAGTTGATTTCCGAAAGGAACTGCTGCATACTCCCAATTTTTACCAACAACAAATCCCATTGGACCAGGATCTGATGTGAGAATGTTACTATTTGTTGGTTGATTCATACTAAAAAGTTCTTTTCGTAATTCAGAAGTTCGGGAAGATAGTTTACAATTTCATCTGTTGGTTGAGAACTATCCCATCTTTTATTTCCTTCTGGTCTCTTATATAATTTGATTCCAAGATAATTATACTTTTTATCTGTAGGAACAAATACTTTATACTCTTGCCCACGTTTATTACTTGTGAGTTGTTGTAACTTTCTATTCTCAGATTTGGTGACTTTAATCTTGGTACAAGATGCTGTAAAAACTTCTCTAAACTTATCATAATCATTTAGATATAGTTCTGCATTGTCCATCACAAAACGACCAACAAACTGAGGAGAGAAACAGTGATCGTCGGTTCTTTCTGATGGATTGTTGAGTGCTTCTTCACTAATTAGACCAGTATCACCATACTGACAACTAAAGACACCCTCATAATACTGACGTGTGATGATTCTAACAACATCAGGGTCATTTGGATCCCACATTTCAAGGTTTGATTTTAGTGCATTGTAAGTTGCCTTACAATAGACTTCAAGTTTCTTAGTCATAATTTGTGAATATCATAAAATGGGACGTTTTATACGTCCCCCTTTGAAATCATTTAGATGTGTATTTGTTCTTTAATTCTTTCTCTGATTTTTTGCCAGTTGATTGAAGAACTAAGTCACGCAGAGTTCTTTCACCTTTTTTATACAATGCTTTGCGTTCTTGTGTGGTCTTACCCGATGCTTTCTGTGGTTTATACTTAGGTGAAACTTCAGTCTTTTTCTTCTTTGCAAGCAGTTCAGATGCAGTCTTTGTTTTTTCTCCTGCTTCTCTACGTTTGCGCTCTAAGTATGCTTTGCGTTGTGCTTCTTTTGCACTCAATGCAGCAGATCCTCTTTCTCTTTCAGGTTGCTGAACTCTTGTGGATGCTTGTCTTTGAGTACCAATATCTTTGCGTGGTTTATATTCCTTTGCTGGTTCCATTTTACCACCACCCGCTGCTTTCATTCTGCGTCTTTCAGGTGCAGTTTTCTTACGCTCAGCACCAATTCTTCCACCTTCACCAGTACGACGGATTTGTGATGATCCCATCACGTCTTTGTCGTATGCTTCAGAACAAAATTGGGGGAAGGTCTTCATCTGATTGCTTAACTATTCCTATCATATATTTAGATACAGAAAAAGTCAATAGGGGACAACCAGTTTCCTGACTGTCCCCATTCTTATTAGTCTTCTTCGTCTTTTTGTCGCAGACCGCCTTTACTTACCAGTCCATTATCATAGAAATACTTAACACGTTCACGGCGAGCAGCAAGAAGCATATCATATTCTGCTTGTTGTTCTTTAGTGAAGTAAAAATCTTGACGACGCCAAGTTTCACGCAGTTCTCGAAGATAGGGAAGCACGTTAGGAGTTTCGGTAGTCATTATCAGTAGTCGATGTTAGAATTGAGATAGGAATCGAAGTCAAACTTTTGAAAGTGTTCTTCAAAAGTTTCTGAGCAATCTTCAACGAAGTCGAACATGCTTAGTTCTTCGATTTGAATGTCGTCGTAGTGATCCATTCTGTCGTTGTCCGTACACTCATAGAACATTTTAGGCGTCCCCCCTTTATTAACGGCAAAGAATCTTGATGTCTTTACATCCTTCATGTTTCATAAGATTTTCCCACCAAATTGCATCATCCACCTTAAGAAACGATGCAGTTTGAGTTGAGAATCCTTTCTTTTTCGGTTTGAGGTAAGTTACTTGGTACATCATTCCAGTGTCTAATCACTCCAGCAATAATAAAACAATTTGTTATGAGATATGTTGTAAAGATGACTGTGCGAATTGTGGCAATAGTATCCGATTCTTTATCACACTTTGATGCTTTCTCTCCGATTGCTTTCGCCCACCATCTCCACAGAGTCTTCTTCTTGTTCATGTATTGATATTCTTGACTTTACATATTTAAGTTCATTCCATTGGTTTGAATAGCATAAAACTAATAGTCGATTGTTTGCATGAATCGGAGCAGCATAATAGTTGATCGAATCTTTAGGACGAACAGATGCTTCGATTGTAATATACTCAACATCTTTGAAATAAACCCAACCCTCAACTCCTTTCTTCCATATAACATAATCATTGACTTTTGGTTCGTAAGTCATATAAATGCTGCTTCTAATGGATTGAGTTTAAGTTGCATTGCAGAATATGGTGTAGTATTCTCTATATTTACTTTGTCTCCAACTTTAGAGGAGTTGACTGGTGCATGATAACATTTTGATTTTGTATCATAGAATCCCCAGATAGATCGGGGAGTTTTGTCGGTATAAGAAAACTCCCCATGATTACAAATCCAGACAGCAAGAAGATTACGCTTGAACTGTTCAATTTCATAGGAATAACCTTTTGGTGCTGTATGTGGAAAAGTAAAGTTCAAGTGAGAAACTCCTCAACAACGTAAGATTCAATAGTTTCAGCAAGAGCAAATGTGCGTGAGTTCATAATGTTTTCACGCAGATCACCATAGAACTTTTCATTAAAGTTTCCATCATCTCGTGCAGTGATAAGATCGAAACATTCCTCATCACTATCTGCAATTACATTCCAAATACCACCATACTCTGATTGTGGGAAAGGAACATAGTGTTCGACAACGTAAAAATACTTCATTTTAAGATTGTTTGGTCTCCTTAATTCTATCGTAATAATTTGTTCCAGTCAAGCAAGATAACTGACGTTCAAGTTCACATTTAATTGTGATAAGTTTTGATAATAAGTAATTCTCATACTCATTACCATCAAGTAACGATACTAAATTGTTCACTTGCATGAGAGCAAGTATCAATTTTGTATTTTTGTCCATTTAGGTGCCTCCATTGGTAAAGACACTTTATACGTCCCCCCTTACAATCCACCAGGAGTCCAGTCATAACCACCTGCTTTCTTAACTTGATCGGAAATTATTTGGTTGTGGGTTTTATTTCTCTCAGTATCGTAATAGTATTTTGACTTTTCATAGTCGGCATCAAGTTTAGCACGCTTGTCATAATACTCTGCCTCACGCAGATTATACTCACGACACTTTTGTTTCTCATTATCCGATGCTGCTTTGTCACACATCGCATTTAGTTCTTCTTCAGTGTATTGTTTATGTTCTTCAGGGTAATAATTTTCTTCCCAGAAATCAACCCAAGACTTTTTACATTCGGAAGACTTATCATCTTTATCACAAACAAGAGGGGACTTTTTACTATTATCATCATAATCCCACGGTTCATCGTTTCCAACACCAAAGTCAACTGTTGGACGATGACCTTTCAGAAGAGAAAGAACTTCTATATTTTTTGTCAGTTGTTTTTTATAATACTCAACATTATCATCCACACACTTCACAATAGTGTCATAGATTTCTTGCGGAGAAAGATCATCACAATTCAAAGCATCATGAATCCAGTTGTCAAGTTGTTCTAGAGAATACTTGTTATAATTAAAATCCATAATCAATCCTTTGGTTTTGGTGCATTACAAACATTACAATAGAAGGAGAATCCTCCACTAAACAATTTTACCTCTTGATAGTGGTTCATGTCAAGGGGTTTCTCTTCACCACATTTACTGCATTTCCTTTTTAGATTGCTTTCTGATTTGTTTGAGTTCTTTGAGTTCCATTTTGATATTTTGGTAAGCAGTTTCGGAATCAAGTTTACCTCC